CCCGGGCCCGCAGCAACCACCACACCACTAGCCATCTTGCTCTCAGGCAAAACAATCAGCCCGCTAGACTTCTCAACATCTTGCTCAATCAGTACGCAATTGCTTAAAGGTGTCAGATTCATTTCTTTTTTGGTGTAGATGGTTTAGATGCTTCACGCTTGACAGAGTACGCAATGGCAACCGCCTGCTTCACAGGCTTGCCAGCATTAACCTCAGCCTTCACGTTCTTGCGAAAGGCCTCTTTGCTGGTGGACTTGACTAGTGGCATCACTTCCCCTTCTTGGCAGTCTTGGCAGACTCTTTAAACGCCTTTGCTGTTGGCGCTCCAGCAGTACCAGGCTTGCGCATCTTCTCTCCACTGCCAGCAGCAATACGCTCGCGCTTGGCGTGGATGTTTGCGTACAACCCAGGTTTAGTAGCCATCAGCATTTCCACCTTTTAAGTGCAGCCTTCGCCCGCTCGCCATCCTTAGCTTTCTCTGCAACCCCACCCATACGAGCACAGAAAGAAGCCTTACGCCCCTTATCAGCCTCAGTCTTAGGATTGGGAGCAGGTGCCTTTAAATTACTGCCAGTGGCCGCATTGTACTTCTCTCGACCTTTGGCAGTTAATCCAGCACCCTTAGACGTAGGCAACTTCTCCCCACGTCCCACGCTAAGAGATACGCCCTTCTTTCCGGCCATGATTAGGCGCAGTGAATGATCGCAAAATTGATGATCACAGCCTCAGACAACGTACCGCCAGAAATATTGCGAAGCGTAATGCTCACCGTTCCAGCACCCAAAGAATTTGCAAACACGTTGTACGACCCCGGCGTAGCCTGACCGCCAGAAATCGTCAAAACCACCGTGTCATTGGCACTGATAAAGCTGTTGTTCAGCGTAAACGTAGCATTCGTGGCAGTCGCCAACGAAGCAGCATTCATCGTGATCCGACCAGCCGACTTGTTCAACGTAACAGCCGTTGACTTGTCAGTCAATTGGGTCACAGTCCCTTGAGCATTAGCCGTGTAGCCCAGCTCGCGGTCAGAATAAATAACGTCAGCGCCGTTAATGTCCTGGTCAAGGTACGCAACGCCGATTGATTTAGTGTTTGCCATTTTAAGATCCCATCCAAGAATTAACCACACCGCCGCCACCCTGCATAGTCACGCGACGCTCGTTTTTCGGATTGTACTCCCGGCTAGCCACAGGGTACGCAAAAGTTACCGCCAACGCATCAGCCGCATCAGGAGAAGCTAAACCCCTAGCCTTCATCTCCTTCTTCCCCTCCAGAAATATAGTCCCAGACGAGTCAGGCTTCTTCATCGGCCCCAGCAAATCCGACTTCAATGCCCGATCCTGCGGTATCGAAGCAGTCTTTAACCACTCCCTCATCGCGCCCCACATCTCAGCACGCTTATTGCCCCACATGATCGGATTCTTGGCCTTCCAGCCAAAATTCACCCCTCGAACCTTGTACCTCTGTTCCGTCAATCTGTCAAGAATCCCGTACCCCAGCCCGCCCTCGTCAATAACAGTCAACGCAGGCCGAAACTCCTCAATCGCCTCAATTACATTCCCCACCGTCGTCATCGTGTCATCCCCCTTGTACCTCCGGATCGCCACAATGTCCCGCCCCTGCCTCACCACAATCACCGTCGAGTCCATCCCACCACGCGCCGGATCCACCCCAATCACTATTCCAGCAGTCTGATCCTTCCACTTCGGACGACTCATCGCCTCATCAATGACCACAGGCGAAATAAACTGATCCTCACCCGCAGCCGGGAACTCCCCGTACACCTCCACCCGCGCCTGTATCGAGTCCTCACCATACTCCGCAATGATCTGCTCATACACCGCCTTGTCCGTGCCCTCTACCGACCGCGCATCAATAACCTTCGTCTTCCAAAAATCCCTCTTAGCCCCAAAACACTCAAAAAAGTACCCAACATTGCGCCGAGGATTAGAAAACGCCAGCCAGAAGCGATTTGGCGTGTTTTCAGTGAAAAAACCAGTCGCCACCGACCAAATAGCATCGTCAATACCCGACGCCTCGTCAAAAATCACCATCACACCATCAAAATTATGCACCCCCGCGTACGCGTCCGGGTTCTCAGCACTCCACAACCGACCCTCAATCCCCCAGTACCTCGTGCCCTTCCTCAAATCCTTCTCAACCAACTCCGTTAACCACTTAGCCGGCAAAACCCTCGTCGCACTGATCTCAAACCAGTGACTGTTGATCCCCATCGCCAACCACTTCGTGATCTCAGCCCACGTCACCGACCGTAGTTGAGGCTCACTATTGGCCGAAATGATCGTCGTAGACCCAATCCGCGTCGACAACATCCATATCACTACCCACGACACCAACGCCGACTTGCCAATCCCCCGCCCCGAACTGATCGCCTCCCTCAACACCTTGTACGCCACCTCCTCACCAGGCAACGCATCCTTCCCCAACTCATGATTCGCCTTAATATGCTCCGCCAAATCACTGAGCACCTCGCGCTGCCACTTCCTCGGCCCCTTGAACCTCTCCAGCGGCGTACCCTTCTCACCCCAAGGAAACACATACATCACAAAAGCCAATGGGTTGTCCTTGACCTGGGGGCTCCAGATAAGAGACATCAGCTCCGTTTCGTCCTTGGCGGAATATTTTGTGGTTTGCATAGTTAATACAAAAATTTACGCAACTTTTTTGACCAACCTAGTCTTGAGTTCATAACCCATCAACGGCCAAATTTTGTTTACCGCATGTTCTTTTGCAATCTTGCGGCCCAACTTAGCATCAAAATTCTCTGGCGCAACGCACGCTGACTCGCCAGTGACGGTAAATCCGTTGCTCAGTGTCAAAACACAGAAAGTCAGCACCGTATGCTCGGTATTGACGCCCTGTTGTACGCTTTCAAATCCGATTGAAGCCCCCGCAATGCCGTCAGCCGCCGTGAAGTAGACCTCCTTGGCAATGTTGGCCTCGATGTCCTCCGGCGTGACACGCGCAGCAGTCAAAATTTTGTCTTGCATTTTTTGTTCCTCTTTGGGCTTGTAGATGGGGGTTTGCATGGCGTTTAATATAACGTGGAATGTAAACAGTCTAACCAAGGAAACTCATGGAACCAACATTGATGCTAGGCGACTGCCTAGAAGTCTTGCGTACCCTCCCCGACAATAGCGTGGACTCAGTTGTCACCGACCCGCCATACGGCCTCAGCTTCATGGGCAAGAAATGGGACTACGACGTGCCCACCTCCGAAGTATGGGCCGAATGCCTGCGAGTTCTAAAACCCGGCGGCCACCTGCTAGCCTTCGCCGGAACCCGCACCCAACACCGAATGGCCGTGCGCATCGAAGACGCCGGGTTTGAGATACGCGACATGATCGCATGGGTGTATGGGTCGGGGTTTCCGAAGTCGCACAATCTTAAAGATGAATGGCAAGGCTGGGGCACAGCCCTAAAGCCCGCCCTGGAGCCAATCACCGTAGCCCGCAAACCATTCTCCGGCACCGTCGCAGCTAACGTGCTAACGCATGGGACTGGGGCGATTAATGTGGATGGGTGTCGGGTGGGGACGGATGACAGTCTAGGCCGAATCAATAACCAAGCGGCCACATGGGGCACCTATGGCGGCGGACCAAATAGGGCGGCACTTGGCGAGGTTTCCGGCCGCTGGCCCGCCAACCTGATCCACGATGGCGGTGATGAAGTGCTGGCGGGGTTTCCGTACTCAAAAACTACGGCGGGAGTCAAGAGCCTACCGACTAGCCATAAGTACGGTGGCAATGCCCTATCAAAATCTAAGACTCTTGGAACCGGTGAAGTGACTGGCTATTCCGACGAAGGCTCCGCAGCCCGTTTCTTCTACTGCGCCAAGGCCAATAAGCGGGATCGGGATGAGGGGCTGGAGGGGTTTGAGGCACGGTTTGCGCCAACAATGGGCAATGGCATCGGCGGCAAAGAACACGACCCTGACACCGCCGCGCCTAAACGCAACACCCACCCCACCGTCAAACCCACCGACCTAATGCGCTACCTCTGCCGCCTAGTCACTCCGCCAGGAGGCACAGTCCTAGACCCATTCATGGGAAGTGGCAGCACCGGTAAAGCAGCCAAGCTCGAAAGCTTTCAGTTCATCGGCATTGAGCGTGAAGCTGAGTACCTTGAGATTGCTAAGGCCAGAATTGAGGGGGCGAAGCTATAAAAAAATAAAAAAATTGGTGTGGGTCTTACCTCCAGCTTGACCGGCGTTTCAGGGCCCTACCCCCCCCTCGATTTAAGCCGAGTCAGGCATAGGCATGGGGTGGGGGGAGCTGGGTGGGGCTGGGGTGGGGGCTACGCTATTAACAATCTAACAACCTAGTGTTTTCCCTAGTGCGCAGACACTAGAACCATGGTACATTTACATCACTGCGCGACACGAATCGGACGGCGCAGCAACCAACAGGAGATAGAGACATGATCCACATCTACCAAGCAACCAAGTACGTCGCCTCGATCAACAAAATTGACAAGTCTGCTGATACATACAGAGCGCACGAGTCTGCACCCTGGTTGCTGTTAAAAGGAGATGGAAAGTTTCGGGGCTTCGCCTCTCTTGCTGAAGCAAAGGACGAAGCACTAAAGGTCTACGCAGGTTGCAAATTCAAGCGCACCTAACCACCCCGGGGCTCCGGCCCCAGCAACGAAAGCACATATGAAACAAGCCCTCTTTGCCATCGCCATCGGGGTCATCGCCGGCCTAGTCTTCGGGTGGTACTTCTGATGCACCAAACCCGCCAAGCCCACTTGTGCGCCCTGCTCAGCGCAGGCCACCCCTTCAAGATAGCCGTACTCTTGACCTCGATCCATTTCAACGTCCCGGCCCACACCATTGAGAAGGAGTTTTACCGATGAGCTACTGTCCAAAGTGCCAAGCCCCCGCCCGTGTCCTTGAGACGCGCCACAGCCCCCGCCACAACGTCAAACGGCGCCGTCTAGGGTGTACGGCCTGCGGATACAGATGGACGCTCCTGGGAGACGCAGCGTACTACCTCGGCAAGATCGGAGGCAACAAATGAACCCCCCCATCCTCGAGGCAGACAAGCTGCTAGCCGACGCAAACCTTCCCACCTACACCCAGGCCATGGGCGCCCTTCTCGCCCTAGCAAAAGAGATCGGCTCGATCCCCAACATCGACCAGCATCAAGTGTTCAAGGCCTGGGTCATGCTCGACAGGTACTCCATCAACTCCAAAGGAAATTGACATGTTTGAAATTGTCGTCGTCGTCCTACTTTTTTTGATTCTCTGCGCACTCTGCGATTGATGCCCCACAAACGCACGCAAAGGCCCCTAGGGGCCTTCTTTTACGTCTCCCCTTGCCCTGACCCATCTTCGAGCTTGCGAGGCTCTACGATGGTCGCATCAATGATGTCTCCAGAGATCAGCCGTGCCTTCGCCGCCTCAAGCGCATCATTAATACTAATACCCGTATGCACTATTTCATGCTTCTGAGTTTCTGCCCATCTCATTTGTGTTTTAGTCCACCATATAAGGGAACCAGTATCTCCAGCCATGGCCTTATCGAATAAGGTCTTGCCTATCTTGCCGTTTGCCTTCGCTCGCCCTAATTCCAATTCTCTTTTGAAGTGAGTGCGCAAGGTATCGACGTGGATGCCGTCTCGCACCATGGCTGCGATACTTTCTTGCTGCAAGCCAAAGCCCGAGAGCTTCTCCACCATCTCGCGTTCTTCGTCGGTCGGCACCATGGCCACCGGACCCGAATTCGGCCTCGCACCACCCCTCCGAGAAATTTCTTGTTTTGGTTGTTCAATCCCATCATCCATGTTAGCACTCCCTAACTTATTCAGTTGAACCATAACGAATCGTCCCACAAACAAGCGTAACAGCGTAACTACTCTTAAGAGAGTAGTTACGTTACGTTACGCTACTTGTTAGTTTTGTCACAGTAGCGTAACAGCGTAACAGTTACGCAAAAGTTACGTTGTTACGCTCCTTTCCTCAATGCCGAAAGCAGCATTGCATCTGCTTGTACGGTGTCTACCACCACCCATCCATGCTCATGGTGTTCAATGATCTGGCCTAAGAGCAGCTCAGAAATGGGCTTCCCTTTGGCTGCTGGTCTGGCGTACATTGCTGCCGATGCCTCGGTCAATTCAAGTTTATTAATAATGTATTGAATAAACCCTGACCTGCTCAAATAAGGTTTATTACCTCTTTCCTCTGCACCAGTTGCTTCCCAAGCATTCTCAAATAGCTTCCTATGCTTGCTGAGTTTATTATCCTTCTTGCTCTCATTAACTTGCGCGGTTACAACTTCGCTCACGGCGCTGGTGATTGGCTGTCCGTCTTCGTCAAACCAGCCTGGGATCTCGATCTGGCGGAGTTCAGCGTGGACTGGGTTGGCTAGCTCTGCATCTTTGCTTTTGCGTTGAACGATCTGCATGGGCTGGTCGTCTTTGCTCGGAATGATGCTTATCTCTATGTCTAGAGCGCCGCGCCATGCTGAGCTGCCTCGGGCTCGGTGCTGGGCTTCGTCTGAAACACCCGTGTGGTGGACTAGGATGACTGTGCAGTCGAACTCTCGCATAAGGTTGGCGCAGGCATCTAGCATTGTCTTAGCATCTTGGGCGCTGTTTTCGTCACCAAGAAGAAACCTGTGCAGGGTGTCAATGACGATGACGTTGGGCAGGATCTGGATCGACTTGATTGAGTCGGCTACTTTTCTGTAACCCTCTGGCGTATTCAGGTCGCAACCTGCCTTGCTTAGCCACATCTGCAAGGGGCCGGACTGGTGGTGGTGCTTCCAGGCTGCTATTCGGCTGCGCAGGCCGTGGTGGCCTTCGCCTGCTAGATAAACCACTTTCCCGGGTTTGACCTTTCGAGCTGCCCATTCGGGTGTTCCGCTTGCTATGCGCAGGCACCAATCTAGAACAACAAAAGTCTTTCCTCCGCCGCTGGGGCCGTGAACCATGACTAAAGCCTGATCCTGAATCCAACGCTTTACTAGCCATGAAATGGGGGCAGGTTGGGCGCAATAGTCATCTGCTGGGACTAGCCAATCCTCCACAGGCGGGTTAAGTAGCAACATCAAATTGTGTCCCGCTTGAGCGTAGTCGTTAGCATCCCCTGGCGTAGGGATCAAGATCATACGAGCACCGTGCTTTGCTGATGCTTGCTCTGCATAACGCTGGCCGATGCCGCTCTGGTCGTGGTCTGCCACAATTACAAGCTCTTGCTGTGGCATCTGCTCATGTAGCGAGCCAGTTACGGGCACTAAATTGCCTGCGCTGTAGGCCACTATGCATGGGCGATTCGTTACTTGGTGAATCGTCGCTGCTGTGGCAAATCCCTCGGCTATGTAGAGCACGCCGGGGGTGTCGAGGGTGCCGAGCATCCAATACATGCCGCTAGTCTGGCCGCCGCTGTGGTACAGCTTGCCGCCCGACTCATCAATGTACTGGAGGCTTGACAGCTCACCCTCTGGGCTGAAGAGTGGCAGCATGAGCCTGCCATCACCCGTGACTCGGGCGCCATGTGCCTCGATGCCTTTGCGTTTTAGGTAAGGGTGCTCAGGACTAGCCTGCACACCGCCCGACCAGATTGTCTCGACTGTGCTTGCGGCAACGCTTCGATCCCGCTCAATTTCTGCGTCTCTTTGCTTCTTTGCAGCAGCAACCCGAGCAATGTGAGCCATCTCTTCTGCCGGCGTCCACTTCTTCCCGCCCACATCGGCTTTGACTGTTTGCGTAATGTCTTCACGCCAACAGCCGAACGTAATGCAGGGGATACCATCGGAGTGCCCAACGTACCAGCCGCTGCGGTCAAACTTCTTTGACTCTGTGGATCTGAATCTGCGCAGCTTGCCATCAAGAATGATCTCGGGCACTTCTAAGCCCGCGCGCCGAATTGCTTCAGCGAATTGGATTTCCGGCGCCAAAGGAACCGGGCTCACTGGGGGCGACCAGGGGCCACCCAAGATTTTTGATAAATCAGCCATGGCGCAGAACCGACTCGGCACTGCTTTTGATGTACTGGCTCAAAGCCGCCAGGACTCTATGAGACGGATTGCAATCAGCATTGTTGCGAATGTCTCTTAGAGTGTTCGGATGCAGGCCCGTCTTCTCAGAGATGACAGTCAGACGTCGGTCTTGGAGCTGTGCGCGTATCAATTCAAGTGTAAGCATGTTGTTGTTAAAAAAGTTGCGTTGGGGTGTTGACATCATACGCCCGACTGAACTATAGTGTCAACACTGCTTGAACAGATCCCCTGACGAAGCAGATAAACGGAGATAGCGAAATGGAACTGATCCATCAAGACGGCTTTTACAAAGTGTACGCTGCTAAGACCGGCGCTTACATCACTGTCTGGTCTTCAGACTACCCCACCAAGTACAGCCTTCTTGGCACCTGCGAATCTATGGACGAGGCTTTTGATTTGGCCTTCAGCTACACAGACCACCTGATTAACGAGGTGGCATTCTGAAAAACTGGCCATTCCCAACATACAAGGGAGTGGCCTTGCCAAGGCCCCCCGCTACCCCGTTCCGCCAGGAACCCCTACCACCTGCGCCACCGGCGCCATTCTGAAAGTAAACGATGGCTATCAACCTTAAATCAACTAAAACTCTCGCTGCATCTGGCGTAAAGCTGCTGGTCTACGGCCAAGCCGGTGCAGGTAAGACTAGTCTTATCCCAACCCTGCCAAGCCCCGTAGTCCTGAGCGCCGAAGGCGGCTTGCTTTCTATCGCCGGTGCCGATGTGCCCTTTATTGAAATCAACTCAATGGATGCTCTCAGGGAGGCTTACGAGTGGCTCACAAAGTCTGATGAGGCAAAGGCATTCCAGTCAGTAGCAATTGACTCGATCAGCGAAATCGCTGAGGTCGTGCTGAACTATGAGAAGAAGCACAACAAAGATCCACGCGCCGCTTATGGCTCAATGCAGGAACAAATGGCCGATGTCATTAGAGCATTCCGTGACCTGCCAGGCCGCCATGTTCTGATGACTGCAAAGTTGGAAAAGACTCAGGACGAGATGGGCAAGGTTTTGTATTCCCCGTCAATGCCGGGTAACAAAACCGGGCAAGCTCTGCCTTACTTTTTTGACGAAGTGCTGGCCCTCCGTGTCGAGCGAGATGCAGACGGCAACACTCAGCGCGCGTTGATGTGCGATGGGGATGGGTCGTGGCTGGCAAAGGATCGCTCTGGCAAGCTGGGCGCCTGGGAAGGCCCGGATCTGGGGGCTGTTATTTCTAAGATTGGGGGGGAGGTATGACCACACTACGAGAGGCCGCACAACTGGCGCTTACGGCAATGGAAGAGTCTGAAGAATACGGTCAGTACCTGCCAGCTGGCGCAATTGACACGCTACGCGAAGCACTGGCGCAGCCTGAACCGGAGCCGGTCGCATGGATGGATCGTGAGGGTGATCTTTACAAAATGCCTGAGATCGAAGGATGGGCACCTCCCCACACGCTGCTCTACACCCACCCACCCCAGCGCAAGCCGCTGACAAATGAAGAGCTTGACGCGCTTGCGATTGACGAGGACGGCCTACCAAATAGCCACTTTGAATTTGCCCGAGCCATCGAACGCGCACACGGTATAGGAGAGAAGGAATGAGCATCTTCATCAAAACCGACGCACTATTTTTGGCATCTCAATGGGAAGTCGCTAAACAAGAAGAGAAGGCAGCAACAGACAGGCGCCGCAAAATTGAGGATCAGCTTACAGAGTGCCTGGGCATTGCCAAAGACTTGGAGGGCACAAAGACTGAGACCGCGGGGATGTACGAAATAAAAGTCTCTGGTCGCCTTGACCGCAAAGTAAATGCTGATAAGCTACAGACTCTAGCAGGGGAAGCCGGTCTGACCGAACACCTCTCAAGTCTCTTCAGATGGAAGCCCGAAATCAATCAGGCAGCTTGGAAGTCGGCGCACGAATCTATCACCGGGCCCCTGCTTGAGGCTATCACCACCACGGCCTCACGGCCATCTTTTGCAATTACAAGGAAATAAATCATGGCATTTCTCTCACAATCATTCGACGTCTCTGAACTTCCCCAAGCATCAAAAGATTACAGTGTCCTTCCTGCTGGCTGGTACTCGGCCACCATCTCAGGTGCTGAAGTCAAAGAGACGAAGGCCGGGACTGGCGAGTACATCGCTGTTAAGTATTCAATCACCGGCCCCACCCACCAAGGCCGGGTCATATTCGGCAACCTCAACCTCAAGAACCCAAACCCCAAGGCCGAGGAGATCGGACGTCAGCAACTTGGCGACATCATGCGGGCAATTGGCTTGGCCCGTGTCACTGACACCGATCAACTGATTGGCGGCAGCCTCGTCATCAAACTTGACGTTAAAGAAGACGAGAAGTATGGCGAGCGCAACGAAGTGAAGGGCTTCAAAGCAGTTATGGGCGCAGTCTCAGGTTTGCCAACTGCCGCACCTGCGGCGCCAGCAAGCGTTAAGGCTGCGCCTCCTTGGGCTAAGAAGTAAGCAAAAAAAAGCCCCTCGCAAGAGGGGCAATGGCAACTGCCTTCGGGGGCAGAAATGGAGACACGCACATGCAAAACTTCGATATAGATTCTATACCAACTTTGGTTGACGTTGTACACGAGGAACGCCAAGAGAAACCTCGGCCGCACCTTGGTGCCTCGATGCTGGGCCACAAGTGCGACCGCTGGCTGTGGCTATCGTTCCGATGGGCAGTTGTTGAGAAGTTCTCAGGTCGCATGCTTCGGTTATTTCGTAGGGGTCACAATGAAGAGCAGCAGATTGTCAATGATCTTAGGTCTATTGGGCTTGACGTTTGGACTCCAACCGAGGGCCAGAGCAAAGTTGAATTTGGCTGTCATGTTTCTGGGTCTATTGATGCTCGGATTGAGAAGGGTGTGCCAGGGGCGGAGAGGACGCCGCACATAGCCGAGTTCAAGACGCACTCGCTGAAATCATTTAATGAGTTGCGGGCCAAAGGCGTAAAAGAAGCCAAGCCCATGCACTGGGCGCAGATGCAGGCGTACATGCTGGGCATGGGATTGCAGTGGGCCCTGTATGTAGCAGTGTGCAAAGACGATGACAGGATGCACACGGAGCGCGTTCAATTAGACAAGTCGGCAGCTCAGAAGCTGGTGGACAGGGGCCGCAGGATTGCATTGTCTGACCGTATGCCTGAGCCACTGAGCGCTGACTCGACTTGGTACGAATGCAAATACTGCCCGGGCCACGATCAATGCTTTGGCAGCAAGACGACGAAGCAAGTCAATTGCCGCACCTGCGCCCATTCTTCTGCGCTGAGTGACGATACTTGGCACTGCGCACGCTGGGATGATCTGATTCCGGTAGAGGCACAACACGCAGGGTGCGAGTCGCATGTGTTGCATCCGGATCTGGTGCCTTGGGAACTTAAAGAAAGTAACAGCGAATGGCAGGCCGTCTACCTGATCGGCGGCAAGAAGATGGCTAACGGAGAACCCGGCGAGGGAGTCTACTCAAGCAAAGAACTGTTAGCCAACGCCGATGCTTGTGCAGATGAAGAACTGCAAAAACTTAGGGCCGCTTGGCCGGGGTCTAGGGTGACGGGATGATGCTCCGTGACTACCAACAAAAGTCAATCGACCAGCTTTACACATGGTTTAAGGCAGGCAACGAAGGCAATCCATGTTTAGTGCTGCCGACAGGCTCAGGTAAAAGCCACATCGTCGCGGCGCTGTGCAAAGATGCTTTGCAGAAGTGGCCTGAGACCCGGGTTCTGATGCTTACTCACGTCAAGGAGCTGATTGAGCAAAACGCGGAGAAAATGCGACTCCATTGGCCAGGGGCGCCAATGGGTATTTATAGCGCAAGCATAGGCCGAAAGCAACTTGGAGAACCAATCACTTTTGCAGGGATCCAGTCAGTACGCACGAAGTCAAAGGAGCTGGGCCACATTGATCTGGTGCTAATTGACGAGTGCCACCTTGTAAACCACAAGGACGAGGGCGGGTACAGGTCGCTGCTTGGCGAACTCAAGGCCATCAATCCGCATTTGCGCGTCATTGGCTTGACCGCCACGCCATACCGATTGGGTCACGGCCTAATCACGGACAAGCCTGCGATCTTTGACGATCTGATTGAGCCTGTAAGCATTGAGGAGCTTGTTCACAAGGGGCATCTGTCTAAATTGCGCAGCAAGGTGACAGACGCAAAACTTGATACGACAGGCGTACACAAGAGGGGTGGCGAGTACATTGAGGCAGAGCTTCAAGCCGCTGTTAATACAGATTTGAACAACATTTCTGCTGTTAAAGAAGTCGTTAATTTGGCGGGCGACCGCAAAGCGTGGCTGTTCTTTTGCGCAGGAGTGAAGCATGCTCAGGCTGTGGCCGATACTCTGAACGCCTATGGCATCGTTGCGGAGTGTGTGACAGGGGATACGCCGAAAGCGGAGCGCGAAAGCATTCTGGCGCGGTACAAAGCCGGGGAAATCCGGGCCTTGACGAATGCCAACGTGCTGACGACAGGCTTTGACTACCCGGACATCGACCTAATCGCCATGTTGC